TTGGCGGCCGCCAGGTGACATTTGACCCTGATGACGTGATCCATTTTCGCGGTTACAACCCAGAAAACCCGATCACCGGGTTGTCACCGCTGGAAACGCTGCGGCGCGTACTGGCGGAGGAACACGCGGCCGGGAAATACCGTGAGGGATTCTGGCAAAACGCGGCGCGGCAATCCGGGATTATCAAACGGCCGTTGGCCGCGCCGCCATGGAGCAATACGGCGCGGGAGCGATTTACAGCAGAATTTGAGGAACTCTACAGCGGGGATGAAAACAGCGGTAAAACGGCCGTTTTGGAAGAGGGCATGGAGTGGCAGCCAAACACATTTAATGCACAAGAATCCGAGTATCTGGCAGGCCGCAAATTGACGCGGGAGGAGTGTGCCAGAGCCTATCACATCCCCCTGCCGATGGTGGGGATTTTAGATCACGCCACATTTAGCAACATCTCCGAACAGCATAAAAATTTGTATCAGGATTCATTGGGTCCCTGGCTGGAAATGATTGAGCAGGATATTGATTTACAGCTTCTCCCGGAATGGGAGGACACGGACGGGGTATATAGTGAATTTAATATTGCACAAAAGCTGCAGGGCGATTTTGATCAGCAGGTGAAATCTTTGCAAAGCGCGGTAGGACGGCCGTATATGACCGTCAACGAAGGGAGGGCCAAACTCAATTTGCCGTCGTTGGGCGGGGACGCTGATCAGCTGGTGACGCCGCTTAATGTGCTGGTCGGGGGGCAGGCGTCACCCCGCGACAGCGCCCCAAAACAACAGTTTGCATTCAAACGGCTGCCGGACGGTCAAAAACGCTTCAACTCGCACGCGCCGCAACTGCGACAAAACCACATCAAAAAATGGACGGATGTCCTGACCGCCCACTATCAGCGGCAGGAGAGGGCCGTCGTCAGCCGCGTGCCGAAGGGACGAAAAATGGAGATTGGCGGCATCTGGTACGATGTGGAACGCTGGAATCGGGAGCTGGGCGACGATTTGCTGCGGCTCAATGTGTTGACGGCGACGGCCTGGGCGGAACTGATCGCCGATCAAACCGGCGTCGCCGTGAGTGAGGAACGTATGATGGCCTGGCTTAATGAACACAGCCGGATACAGGCGGAGAGCATCAACGGGCAAATGATGGACGAATTAACGGACGCGCTAAACCAGTCCGATCCGCTGGAAGCCGTAAAAAACATTTTCGCTGTTGCGATTTCGACATGGGCTATCAACCAGGCAGCCACCGGCGTGACGGCGGCCGGGAACTTCGGGGCAAGCGAGGCGGCCAACGCTGCCGGCCTGCTCACTAAAACGTGGCGTGTGAACAGCACGAACCCGCGCCCGGCACATGCGGCGCTAAACGGCGTGACGATTCCGATTGGTGACAGATTCAGCACCGGCCAAAAATGGCCGGGTGACCCGGCGGGTGGGGCTGAGAATAACGCAAACTGCGAGTGCAGTGTGGATTTTTCGTGAGGTGAATGATGAATCAAAAAATATTTAGAGCGCCATTGAAATTGAAGGCTGATGGACAAGAGGGCGAGTTTACGGCCGTTTTTGCCACGTTTAATGTGATCGATCATCACGGTGATGTGACGGAGCCGGGCGCTTTTTATGACGGCGCGGAAGTCATTGTAGAGCCGTGGAACCACGGTTGGGACTTACCGGCCGGCAAAGGCGTAATTCAAAGCGACGACATAAAGGTCTGGATAAACGGCCGTTTCTTTTTGACCACGCAGGTAGGTAAAGACACCTACGAGACGGTGAAGGAGCTGGGCGGCCTGGCCGAGTGGTCTTATTCCTTCAACATTGAGGAGAGTGGACAGGGCGAACGCGATGGCCGACAAGTGCGCTTTTTACGCAAACTCGATGTAGCGGGGGTGGGGCCGGTAACGCGGGGTGCTGGTATCGACACGCGAACCGAAGAGATCAAACAGAATGGCGACGGTAATGAAGCCGAGGCCGATGGTAAGGCGAGCGAACCGGACGCAAATCTGATGACTGAAATATCAATAGTGGAAATCGGAGTGATAGCACTCGGAGGTAAATCAAATGAAAAAGAGTAAAAAATTAACTGCTGAAATGCAGGGAAAATGGAAGAGTATTCAAGAGATTCGTGACACGGTTGTCAAAGAGGAACGTGAATTCACCGCTGATGAGAAGGCACTCGTTGAAGCAACTCTGGACGAAGTGCGAGAAATTGAGGTCCAGGTGAAAAAAGAGAAGGAAAACGAAGCCCTGATCGATACGATTAACGGCTTCAGTGACCTTTTCGCGCCCAGCGGCGGCCAGAAAACGAACGGCCAGCCGCCAAATGGAGACGGCGGCCGCCAGCGCAAACAGCAGTTTATGAGCCTGGGGCAGCAGTTCGTGACTTCGGATATATGGCAAGGCTGGATGAAGCAGTTTCCGAACGGCCGTATCCCAGAATCCTCACGCGGCATTACATCCCCCCCGGTAGAAATTAAAAACCTGCTACAAAAAGCGATTGTCACCGGTTCCAGCGATTCCAGCGCCGGGGCGTTCGTGCAGACGGATTACACCAGCATTTACGAGCCGTTGGGCCGTTACCCGCTGCGGCTGCGGGATTTGATCAGCGTGCGTACTACGATGTCAGACACCGTGGAGTTTGTGCGGCAGACGGCACAAGTCACCCAGGCCGCGACTGTGCCAGAATCAAACGTGACTGATTACACCGGCGCAACGGGCGAAGTGAGCGGCGAAAAACCGGAAGGGACTATAACCTTCGAGAAGGTGCAGGAGACGGTCAAAACCATTGCCGTCTGGATTCCGGCCACGAAGCGGGCGCTGTCCGACGTGGGGCAGCTGCGCGGCATTATCGACGACGAACTACGCGCCGATCTGGACGAAGAGTTGGAGAACCAGATGCTTAACGGCAGCGGCGCGGGCGAGAATTTTACCGGCCTGGCAAACGTCAACGGCGTATTAGCACAGGCGTTTGTAACGAACATCGCAGTCACAGCCCGCAAAGCCATCACAAATTTGCTGATCAACGGAAAGCAGATGCCTACCGGCTGGCTGCTGAATCCGCAAGATTGGGAAGCTTTTGATCTGCTGACGGACGATAACGGCCGTTACTACTGGGGCGGCCCGATGGCAATGGGACCACGCACCCTGTGGGGCGTACCGGTGGCGCAATCGTTTCTACAAACTCAGGGCACGGGCTGGCTGGGTAACTGGGCTAAAGCGGTGCTGTGGGACCGTGAGCAGGCCAATGTATCTGTAAGCGACTCTCATTCGGATTTCTTCATCCGCAACATGGTCGCCGTGCTTGCAGAACTACGTGCTGCGTTCGGTGTAATCCGGCCGAGGGCATTCGTGGAAGTCGATCTGGAATCCGGCAGCTAATGATTGAGGTGATTTAATGAGCCTGGCTGTCAACGTACTAATCCGAAACCCGCATGATGACCGCGTGATACCGCGCTTTTCCCGGTATCTTGCCGATCACCTTGACGGCTGGTACGTGACGGCCAGGCCGGACCCGGCGGCGGACGCCTATTATCTTTCCTGTTATCTGGAATGGTCCATGATGCAGCCGCTCCCGGATCGGCCGGTGGGTGCGTATTTCACCCACCGCGAAGAAAATCCGGTGAATGGCCCTAAATCACGCCTGTTCGACACCGTAGCCAGCCTGGTCGATCTGCGCATCGTGACGGCGCGGCTGTATGGCGACATGCTGGCGGCGTGTGGGCCTGTGGCACAAATTCCGCCGCCGGTAGAGCGGGAACGGTTCACAATTCCGGCAAAACTAGCCGGGAGAACGGCTCTCACAGCCGGTTTTAGCGGGTATACGTATGGAAACGGCCGTAAAGGCGAGCATCTGGCGGCAGACCTGGTGGGGCGGAAGTGGCCGGGCATACAGTGGCGAGCTTCCGGCCGGGGCTGGCCGGTGGCGACGCAGCGGTTTAGCTGGGCACAGATGCCTACGTTTTACCAGTCGTTAGATGTGCTGGTAATCACCAGCCGCGTTGAGGGCGTCCCGATGCCCGCATTAGAGGCGCTTTCCTGTGGCGTGTCCATCGTCGCCCCGCGCAGCGTGGGGCTGCTGGATGAACTGCCGGACGTTGACGGAATCTATCGTTACGACACAGAAAGCATTCAAGGTCTACATTCCGCATTTGCCGACGCGATCACTTTCCGCGAATCGGTAGACAGAGAGGCGCTGCGAGCCGTGACAGAGCCGTACACGATTACGGCATGGTGCGAAGGACACCGGGCGGCATTTGCACGAATCAATGAGGAACCTATGGAAAAAATTCTAAGCGGGCGTGATGAGGATATACGGGTTGCCGTGCGCAAGGCGTGGCCGGAAGTAAATACGGTTTTGGGCTGGACGCGCAAACATATCCCGTACATCAAGCGGCAGGTGGCCCAATACCAGGGCGCGATCCTGGCCTACTACGCGCACACCTATAACCGGCCCGGGGCGCGTTTTTTGGAAATCGGGACGGCTGTCGGTTATTCCGCCTGCGTGATGGCTACGGCCGCGCCGCTGGCACGAATTACGACGCTGAACCCGAAGGACGGCGAATACGACAAGGCCGCAAAAAATCTACACATCCGTTCTAATGTGCGCGTGGTCAAGCGCACGTCACAGGAATTTTTGCAGGGCGACAGCGGCCAATACGACATGATTTTCGTAGACGGTGATCATCGGTACGCTGTGGTGCTGCATGACGCGCAGTTTTTCAACCGACTGAAACCGGGTGGCCTGATTATCTTTCATGACTATTCACCTGATGGCAGTGACCGGCCGAGTGACGGCAGTTACAAGGCGCTTAACGATTTGGCAGAAAAACACCGACCGTTTGACGTGAAAGTAATTGGCACTGGCAATGTCGGCATGGTTGGCTGGATACGGCGGGAGGGCGAAACGTGGGCATGAACCGGGGTATTTACTGCGTCGCCTTCGGTGATCCGGCGCGGGCGTGCGCTGCCGACATGATAGCCAGCGCACACAAACACCTGCCGGGCGTCCCGGTTGCACTGGCGGCCGCCAAACCAATCGGCGACGAAGATATTTTCATCGAGCATCCGGACAAGGACATTGGCGGCCGGTCGGTGAAACTCACGGCTTATGATTTGACTCCGCCGGAGTGGGATGCGGTGCTGTACCTGGACGCCGACACCGAGATTACGTCGCCTGACGTGGCGCTTTATTTTGATTTAATTGCCGACGGCTGGGAATTTGTGATTTGCAAAGACCCGATGCGGGAGGACGTGGCACAGCTCCCGCGCCACAAATATGACACGGCGGAGCTGGTAGAAACGGAGCTTGTTCTGGGCACGCTACACACGCTCATGTTAAACGGCGGCGTGTGGGCATTTGCCAGGACCGAAAATGTCCAGGCGTTTTTTGACGCCTGGCAAACGGAATGGAGCCGCTGGGCGCGGCGGGACCAGGGTGCATTACTGCGGGCGCTGTACGCGTATCCGCTGCGCATGGTCGTATTGGGCAACGAATGGAACTATTTCCCGGCTTACAGCAGCC